TTATAATATGGTCATGATGCTCATTAATTAATCCTATGATTACGTCCATTCAATTCTCCTTTTAATACACGATTCCACAGAGCGGCAAAACTCGGTATATACAAATGACATCCTCTATACTCCTTTATCAAAGAGGTCAACTTATTAGAAGGGAGGGTCAAGAGAATAGTATAGATAGGGTTGCCACGCAGATTACGTCTCAACGTGGCTTCCCTCTTAGGTATCCTTAGTTTATTGGTAAGTAAGCAAATTTGCAATACCATATCAATCCCTATGATGTCTATTAGAGGGTGGAGAGATTTAGGAAAGCAATCTATACTGATTTGTTCAATGAATACGCTAAGTTTGTACTGCATACAGACGTTAATCATATTCTGCAATTCTCTACTTATGGTCTTCATTTAACACCCGCCTAGCTTCACGTTCCATAGCCTCCACCCCCTCTATCATCATCAAGGTGACCTTTTCAAAACCGTAACGCTCTTTGAGTTCGTCAGTGGGGGACATGTGATAAAGGTTCACCTTTGCATACACAGTCCCCCAGTCCAGTCCTAATATTCCACCCATAGCACCGTATAACCAGTGACTCGATATCCTTTGCCAAAATAAAAAGGTTTCCCAGTTTTTGGGGAGGATGTGACACTCGTCCGGGGTTGCCTCTTGTTTCAACTGTTCGACTAACTTGGCCGCTGTTTCTGGGTCAACAAGGAGGTTGATGTCAGACTCAACCTCCTCCATTGGCTTACCTTTGCTACTTTGGCCACTGGCCCAGTAATTAGCAATCTCAGTGAGATTATCCTCCTCAAAGAGGTTACGAATTTGTGCTACTTTTTTTTGTCACGCTGGTGGACATTTACCACATGCTTAGAGTAATAGTCAACCACTTGTTGAACCGTCGCCACGAAGCTAAAGAAGGCTGTCAGTGCATCTCCTTCTAACTTATCACCCTTCTTTAGGTCGGCTGAAACCGTGCGCGTAATCGTCTCTCCAAATTCGTCAACTTGGGTATTGCCGTCTGCATCCATATCGGCGACCTCAAGATTGATTTGGAGGCCAGCTTCACTTAGGATGACTACCTCTTTGCATACTTTAAACACGGCCTTCTTATTAGCCCGTAAGGACTCAATAAACTTCCGTTTAGGACGCTTCTCCCCACCTTCATTAGCGGCGTCTTCAGATGGGTTATCCTCATCAATGAGTTCACCAATCATTTTACCCCACCGCTCGTCATCCATAAGTAAGAATTTGATGCCTAACAGCACCTTGTCACGTTCGCCGTCGCCAATGAAAATAGGTACGCTTTTTTGATTCGTTGTGCTACTTAACGTTAATGCCATATTTTTTGACCTTGGCCATCTTTGGGCCTTTAAAAGAAAGTTGAATATAGCCAGTGCAATGCAACTGGCTATGAAAGGTTTATACGAAGGCGATGTAAAATTCGTCATCGCCCTTGTTGCCAGTGCAAGTGAAATTGAGGTTATACACAACCAATTCCTCACGGTCGCCAAGCTCTGGCATATCCAGTTGTGCATAAGGAATGACTACTTTAAATCGGTTGCCGTGCGTACTGCCAAACAACGCCTCAATACGCAGTTTAGTACCAGCCTTCGCTATCGCAATAGGGTTAAAGTCGGTTAGGGAGGACGGCGCCAACGGGTCAATTGACCCAGTGGGTTTGCGACCAGTGATACCTACGCTGGACATACCGTTGGAATCGGATAAGTCCATGTGTTTCGTTATCGTGTTAGCTAACTTGAGTTCTAACTTACTGCAAGCCATTAGCGTCGGCGATAAGTCACCGATGACAATCGTGGCACCCATTAACGGGAAGGGTAAAATAGTAGGCACCGTTGCCGCTGGAGGAGTCGTATCAGTCGGGTCTGTGTATAACCCAGTGAGTGCAAAGGAGGCGGTTGCCAACTTACCTACCTCAAAGGTAAACGTCGGGTCGGCTCGCATTCCAGTGGACACATGTTTCATTAAGTCACGGACGTAATGAAGCGTCAGCGACTTCATATTTGCACATACGCTGGTTGGCGTATAAGCAATTCCGTCCGTCGCAGTTGCCACTGTAGCAGAGCCTCCGCCGGCCCCAGTGATAGCACCGATTCCAAAGTCACCAGAGGTCGTCACCGTCAAGGTAGCAACTCCGCCGCCGCTAGTCTTAGCATCCAATAAGCTCCCAGTCACAGCCGCAGTACCTGTATAAGTTCCTGCCGTCCAGCCGAGTGTAGTAAGTGCATTGGGGGAGCCGGCACTTAATACAATCGTTTTATCGGCGCCGGTAGCTGTGGTACGGATACCAACATAATTCGTACTTGCGTAAGCCTCGGCACCAGTGACGCCGGCGGTGCTGAGTTGTGAATTAACTTCGGTTACCACTTCAGCAACGCTGACACAAGCACTATCCAAGGTGACTTCGGTGAGTCCTCCTCCATTTACGTTTATTGAAAATTTTTGCGAAGTGCCACTCCAGTCGTGTCCACTCGATAGGTTAGCTGTGCCTAAATGAATCGCTTTAGTCGCCGCTTGTGTTATCGTCTCGGTGGTTGACCATGTACCTGTACTACCAGTGCAATTAAGCATATAGATAGTTTGCTTAACTAAACCGCTGGCTTGCATCAGGGCATCATAGAAAGGAGCTTGCACTTTTTGACTTCCGTCAACACCACCTCCCAGGAACTCCACTGGAATAGTTGCCGTAGATGACATAGAACCGCTAACTTTGCCCGTAGGGGAGAAGTTAGGCATCATCATGGTGCGTTCCTGCATATCATTTTCCATTTTAAAATCCGCACCACTATTTACCGGGATAACGGTGTATGACCCTGGGTCAAGTCCGTAAGTAACCTCCTCACCAATCAATACGCCGATTTTTTTGGACATCAGTCCACAAGATTGAAATGCCATAATTGAGTACCTCTAAAAATGTTTAAAATGTGACCGGCTTAACCTGATTCCTGTAACTGCAAATCTGTGACGTACAAGAGAATTGGTCTAACCAGTGGTATGAATCTAACTCTAATCCGTAGGCAACTCCGCCGCGGTAAGCTAATGGCATCGTAGGTCTATCAAACTCAGTCGTAGGGAGTTGCCAACCCAGTAACGAATCAATGATTTTTGAGTGCATTGCCCAGATGACATCCATTGAGTTAACGCCATATTCGTCTGAAATATTGTCAGCTACCAGAAGAATGCCAAAGTAGTCCTCTACTTGTTGCCTAACGTCATATCCTAGAGTTGCATTATTGGTTGCTTGGGTACGCAAGCGCATTACAAATACAGAGGGTGTACTTGATACTTGGTCCTCAGTCAACACACCTCTAAAGTCGGTAGTGCCTTCCACTTGAGTCACCTCACTGGTGAAGTCATCAATACGAATCTCACCATAGAGGTCTTCCCTAAGTTTTAAAACGATATTCCGTCTCGCGGTTGACGATATAGTTGGAGTAGATTTAATGAGTAGTCCAAGGCTCGTTGTAAAATTATCACCGTCATTGAGTTGACCTTGAAAGTCACTTATTAATCTTATTGACCCTGCTAATTCTTGAGTAGTGAGTTCATAATTTTGGGCACTGCCAAAAGATGACTGCGACTGAGTAACTGACTGACTGATTATGTCGCTATTACTTACGGCCCACCCACTACTTGCAACCCCAATCACTGGACTTGATAAAACCGGCGTTGCAACCGCTAAACCAGTGCTACTTGCATTAACATTAACTATCGTCCTATCTGGCATTGTGAAATACCTATATCGTATCTATAGAAACAGATATGTCACCGCTATCAAAAAACAGCGGCTTACCGGGCGTAAGTGTAGCTGGAGTGGATAGAGGCAACGACCATAGAATCTGATTAGAAGTAACATCAATGATTGCAATATGAGTAATAGTTACCTCGGTCGGCGGCCCTATGAATGAAACAGGGGAGCTGACCCCGTTTGCATCAAAAGTAATTGTTACCCGTGCATATCCTGTATAACTTGCTTCTTGAGTCGGCGCATTCTCTAGGATACCGACGGCACCAGTATAGATAGCTACTTGTAAATTATTCGGTAAAGTAAATCCCTCGTTTCCAGTTATCAGTTTTTTGATTTTATCTGCCGCGTAGGTTGTAAATATACCTGCCATATAAGAGCCTCTGTTATTGCGTAGTGAGTTCCATTGTAATTCGCCCGGTCTCGTACCAAATTGGTTGCCCGATTAATGGAGTCAGTGGTGTCTCAAAAGGAACTGCAATTAAGATTCTATCCTCACCGTCAATTTGGCCTACCAAGGCTTGGTGAGTCACTGTCACCTCGGTTGCAAACCCATTAAAGTGGAACGGGTCACTGATACCAAGCTCGTTAAATAGCACTGGGTGACGCTCATAATTTACGTCAGTTAATTCACCCGTCGGAGTATCGGTTTGTAAGCCATCCGCACTGGTATAAAGTGCTAACTTTACTTCCGTCACGGGTGGTAATGTCTCCCTTCCTAGAAGATGCTTTATCAGTCGATCCTTCATAAAATCCGTAATGATTGCCATTCTTAAATTACCTCCTCATTGAGGATTGTAGGAACTGGGTAATAATGCGTTGCGCCTCCTCCACATCACTATCACTGATTCCTAGATAAGGTCTGGCTGGCAAATTAACTCGGTGGCCTCGCCCGGTTCTGCCGCCCATTTGGTGAATACGTGCATAAGGTGGAAACTTACCCACCCCAATTTCAACACTGTCATCATTCGCCTTGTAAGTGATAGATTGTCTCAAGATGCCTTTATCAACCAGTGTCTTCCCGCCGTCTCGTCCGGCCCTTTTGGAAGGTATCCAAGGTTTGCCGGTGTGATCAACCCCTCTTTCAAATCGCATTGCTATCTCAGTCATCATATATTCCCCTATTTCTTTAAAAGGGTAACTGAGATCATTGACTTGATTGGATAGACCATTCAGTTGCTTTTCAGCTCTTCTGGTATCTAAATACGCCTGTAACATTGCCATGAGATTCTACTTGCGCTCTGTTTAACCGAGAATGGGGGAGTCAGGGTTGGATAGGAGGTTGCAATATCAGCCTCCTCCTCACCTAGACTCAGGCCACCTCGGTTGCTTGATGTAATGTCATCTAACCAACTAACCGCGGTATCATACGCTGACCTAATTGTGACACTAGGTTTATGCGCCGCGAGTAGGTAGCGGGCAATAGAGTTAGTGTGACGACTCAGTAATTTTTGGTTAGCTTCTAAAAGAGTGGTGCTAAGAGGCACTTGATAGCGACGGATTAGATAGGCATTCACCACGCTCTCTGCCGCTTGTATGTTATCTTGAATCCTAACCAAAGCATTGTTAGCTAACTCTACTTGGTCATCTGAAAAAGAGGAGGTGTCACCTCCAACAATGACAGCACGTAGCACCGCCGCAGGCACGACTTTGATAACCACCGCGTCTATCGGAGAAGCGTATTTGGTGAGTCTTTGAACTCCAAATTGTTGCATCATTGCTAAAGGTGACGTGTACATGGTGACTCCTCTAAACCGCTTTTACGCTGACGAAGCAATTAGGTTGCACCATGATTGGCAACGGGGCTGATTGCATCATTAGGATTTGTGCGGACGGCTCCTCAGTGAACCACGTCTTCGGGTACCGTGACATTGCATAGGTATTGTTTCTGGGCAATGACGGGATACCTTTTGGCAGGCGTGAGGCATTGCCGGCCGAGGTAGGACTCTGGACATCCTGAATAGCACCATAAGCAAATATGTTGCGGGCCCGGCTAAAGCCAATATAAATCTTATCCGCCGGCATCATATCTTGGACTACCCCGTTATCATCTTCATAATACTCATTGTAAGCATACAGGTTCAGTCCGCCCAGTCCTTTTAGCGTACCTAAAAACTCGGCGCCATTGGGGAGAGTGCTAGGATTAATTACACCTAAATCAACTCGCAGAGTATTGAGTACAGAGGTTGCGTTAGGTGAGATTTTGGGATGCGCTAAGAAGGCATCGCGCACGTCTCTACCCATGATAGCAAAGTCAGCCGGGCCCATCTTGCCGTCCTTTTGGACTAGCCGTTGCCACGCGGTGAAGAGTGCAATAGGGTCGGAGTTAGCACTGCTAAACAGGTCATCACCAGTGAGTGTGATTTTGTGACCTGCTGGCATTTCGTAATCAACTGTCTCGTTAATCCCATCACCTGAGATACTGATAGAACCAGTATCAAGTAACTGACTTAACATCCATTCTTCTCGGCGGCTGATACGGTCGCTTAAATCTTGCAACTCCCAGCCCAATAATTCCATAGCACGTTGCTGAATATCAAAAGCTCCCCCGGTAGTGAAAGGAAGTTCACCGGGGAGACGACTAAGTGCGTCAAGTGCTTGTAGATTCTTTTTCGCCTTGACCAAAGGTGGGCGATAGATTCTACTGCTAAATGCCGTTCGTTCAACATTGGGTGCAACCGCACTGGATGCAACAAATGGCGCCAAGCGACGGTTGCCAACTATCTCGTCAATTGCAACTTGTAACGTTTGAGATTGTTGTGTCTCCTTAAATAAGAAGTCACGGAAAAACGTTGCTAAGGGTGGGATAGTTTTCACCGCAGATAGCAACGTAACTGGATTCAATAGCAATTCATTGACTGTCATATTGGTTTCCTTTAATTAGAGTGGAATGCCACGGTGTGAATACCCACTGTACGCAGTGCCCACTTCACAGTCCCAGCACTATGACCAGTTCCATAACTAAGCTCGCGCACATTAACCCGACCAGCTAATAGAATCGGCGCCGTTTGTTCTGCGGCACTGGCATCGGTATCTTGTAACAAGATAGCTACAGGAGTAGCCGAACCATCCACCGCCGCCGAGGCCGCCAATTTATAATTGGCCGCTAACACCGGGACGAGAATAACGTCATTAATTACAAACGCAGTTCCACCCGCGGTAATCGTGAATACCAAGTGAGTGGTGGTCGTCTGCGAACCAGTTCCTACGGTGGTACTAATCACGTTCCCTAATGGGTCAGTGAGAGTAAATTTGGCAGTGCTCCCAGAGGTTGGCGCCGTGTTGCAAGAAAGTTGATAGATGCCGCCGGTGGCTTGCGCTCCTAGACTGAGAGTACCTATCGTACCGTTGCCAGTGTTATCGGCACCATAACTTGGGGTACCAACCGCCGTTGCAATCCGTCCTAAGACGGCGCCTGCGGATAGGGTGCCGGTGGTAATGATAGCTGACTCAGTATGTATTGGATAACCAACGTCAAGCAGGTTATTATTCACTGCTAAGTCAACTCGTGTGTATAAGCTCATAGGTTAACTCCTCTATCTGTAGTGAGTCGGTGTAGTGGTAGGTTTAGGCGTTCTAAATCCACCGGTGATGCCTTTCACTACCTTATCAAACTCAGTCGCTGGGTCTGTGATTGGCATTGCGGCAAAATCATGGTGTCTGTTTAAATCCACCTGGGTAGGCAATCTTTGCAACAAGGATTTGAAATAATCTACCGGGCGAACTTTAGTGGCGTTGCCTTGACCATCATAGTACGTGAGTTGCTTAGATGATGCTGAATTAGGATTAACCGCGGCGGCGTAAGCAAAGATTGGATTCGGACTATCAATCCGTTCTAGGAAACAAATAAAGTCGGCGATACCGTCTAGCAATGACGGCGTGACTTTACCAGCGGCTTGCAATTGGGAAACGAATAGTTGCGCACTGGCTAACATTGCTTCAGCGGCAGAGGCTACTCCTTGATTGAGGAGTAGCTGTCTTTCGTGCTCACTCATAATTACCATGCCGGGCGGTACCGCTGGTTTTGATGGAGAGGGAGGGACGGCTGGCATAGGAGGGGGAGTGACTGGCGCTGGGGTATCAATAATAGCCATTTCAAAATCGGAGTCGGTATCCTCTTTGGTTGCATCTGGTTTAGAATTTGGCATCGCCTTCTCTTCACTACTTTTTGGAGTAACTTCTTTACTTTTTGGAGTAGCTTCTTTAGGGTCGCCAGTGTCTTTGGGTGGCATGTTATTAGGTAGGGCCATGTTTAAACCTCCTGTGTATAAGGATTCTGTTTCATTAGTTTCTTCAGTGGGGGACGGTACTGGATACTCAAAGGAATTGAGGTACCGTTTAAATTGGATGGCGGGTTGTAAATCTATTGCAGGCGGCGTAGCACCTAAAAAGGCAAGGTGACCTAGTTCAAGGCCGCGGTCGGTTACATCAATTCGTACAGACCTATTTGGGTATTGTTTATTTTTAAAACTGATTGCAAACGTTTCTAAAACATTTGCTATTTTTGCATAGAGTCTGTCACCTTCTTTTTTGAGGCTTGAGACCCATCCGTAGGCGGGAGAATTATCTGAATTTTGGTGACCCAGTACTATTGGAACGGTAAAGGTATTAGGTTGAAAGTTTTGAACTATCTCTGTTAAATCTGATTCAGTCCAAGTCTTTTCATTGCCCTGACTATCAATTTGGCTACCAGACCTAAATACCTCTATCCATTCAAACAGCTCAGGCACCAATTGTTGAACGTTCATTTTGCAACGTGCCTTAGTTATATATGTACACTATTTATAAGTCTGCTATACTTTTTATAATTTGTCAAGAGGTAATGAAAAAAAATTTTAGGGGTTAAACTGGCATAAAAAAACCACCGTATCTAAACTTGACTTGATACGATGGTTTTTTATTATGCTAGTAAGCATACCATGCCATTGTTATGCCGGTGATAATCAATACTAACCTAATGATCTTAGAAGAAAGGATACCAATTAAGAATACGATAACTGCGATTCCTAAAATTATCACACGGCTTATTCCCCATAACCAATTCTTGAATTTCGTTTTGGCCTCCTCTATCTTTTCGTCAAGGTAGGGTACTTTTAAGTTAGGTAAGGTCGGGGTAGGCGCTGCTTCTGTTTCATCGTCAGGCTTTTCTTCTCCTAGTAGGTATTCTTTTAGTATGTATAGTGGAATGACAGTCAAAAATGTTTTTTGTATTCCATTTTGTTGGCCTTGTGTGCATACCTCCCCAATTGGTTTAAATTTCCCAGTGTAACTCATCATGCCGTTATCCATTCCTATCCATGCCTGACTGGGTATCACCTCATATATGCAACCGTTGCGACATACTTGCTTAGGTATAGAATCAATGTTGGCATCTGAGGCAGGGACGGGTTCGCCGTTTAAATCCATTCCAATATCTAACGCAACGCAACGCATGGCGACTGGTTGTAATTGGGACGCTGTTGGTGGTGAAAGCGTAACCTTTGGAAAAGGGTTTAGATTATTTAAATCTAGGTGGAGGTTATCTATTCCACCTAGAAACCCATATTTGTTTGCAACCACACCACCTAAAACTATGATGATAGCGATTAAGAGGAAATTCGTATAACCTACGTCCGTCTTACCCTTTGATAACTCAGTGGCCTCTTTTTTACCACCATCAAATTCACCGCCACCCATGTGAATATGTACATGGATGTGTTGACCGTTTCCAGTTTCTGTTTTTGTTTTGACTTCAGTATTCATTACTCACCTCTAGCTATTCGTGCTGTTTCTTCAGTGCAACGTGTAGTCCTTACGTCTCGGCACCATTGTGAATTTCTAAACCCGTCGGCGGCACCTCGGTAGTCACCTTGTCTCAGTAACTCAAGGGTATTCTTGAAACTGAGTAGGCCGCGGCTGGAATTGCCTATGCCCATGTTGAAAGACATCCTCACTAATACGTCCCTTACTCCCTTTGGTAAGTTTCTTGACCAAGGTAGGTAATCGTAAAGTTCATTGGCGGCTCGCTTAACACTGTATTCATATAAGGTATTGACTTGACCATCGTTTATGCAGTTTGGCCAGTTAATCCCTATCAGTCTTCCAGTGGTGCCGCTGTTTGATTCCAGATTCCAACCTATCCCAATTGTTGATATACCTTTAGTATCACTGTATTTGCAGTTGCGATACCCTTCATATTTGCTGAGTAGTGATTTCATACTACCAGTGCCTATATACCCAGCCCCACTTACGAATCTCCCCTGCGGCTCTGTAGTGGTTAACTTGGCAGATACCATGAAAGAGAGATTCGCTTTTACATTACCAGTGCTATTCGTATCAACTACCAACGATAAAAGGAGGAGTATGATAATCAATAGCAAGTTCGTTGTTTGATTCATACGCCTCCTTTATCTAACAAGTCCTTTGTTATTGTTGCAGTTCAGCTACCCTACTTTGATACATTTGTAAAATCTGTGTTGCGATTACTTGGTCATTTGACCCGCTACCTTGACTGAGGAGGAACGCATTACGCTGTTCTAACCACGCTTTTTGTTTCTGTTTCTCTTGTTGCCAGCGGTTGTTATTCCTTTTCTTATATGCTTTGTAAGCATCATTTAGTTGTCTATCTAAAGTGGCTATCGCCGTGGTTGAGATTGCGCATAATCTACTCTCCGCAGGGTTGAGTTTCTTATTGCACCAGTCCATCTTGTCACCGCCGCTTTGCATACCATGGCTTTGAGTAGTAACAGAACCCGACTTTAGCTGACCAATTGCAGATTGATACCATGATGCAATTTGGTTAGCATCGGTATATTGGTCTCGGTCAGTTAAGGCCATCCGACCATTCGGGCGTCTATCGTTGGGTGTTTGCTTCCACACATCATTGTACGCCGCATCCCATGCCCAAAGTGACTCCGTATTGCAAATCACCGACTCAGTAGCATTCTGCGGCTTGCCATTGTTGCACCACTTTGGCTGCGTTACCTGAACTGGCGGTGCAGCCGCAGTTACCGTCGCTGGCGGTTGCAATAAAGTCGGTGGACTCATAGCTGGAAGCGGGGTCTCACTCCTGCAAAACGTTGTCCCGCCAGTCGGCGTTTTGCAAACAATCCATTGGGAACTAACAGCCGAACTATAAATCGTCAATACTGTAATCACTATCGCCTTCATTGGGTAATCCTCTATTGGTATTGGGTAATCCTCTATTGGTTTGGTAATTTTGTGGTATGCAAGCCGTCTCAATTACCACTGGTTTAACCACCTTCTCTCCTGCCCATTCACCAGTGAGTATTGCTAGTAACTCTGCAAGTGTTAGGTATTTAATACGACCTTCTGCTAATCCATGAACCTCATTTGCCATTTCACGGGCATGTTGCAGTGCGCACTCTAATAGGATGCCAGACACCGCTTCGCTTGTTGATATGCCAAGGCTATCAATGTAGTGGCATATCAACTGGTCTCGGAGTTTCTTCTCCGGATAAAACGTTACTGTCACTCGTCTCACTTTCGCACCTCCTTTGCGCTTTGGTGTGGTCTTTTGTATAGGCTTCTTTTTCATTATCGTGTTACCTTGGTTTCTGCTTCTCTTAATCTCGCCATCATTGCATACAGCGCACCTTGTGCGTTGACGTAAGCGGGATTCTCAGGGATTATGAGGTTGTATATATCTCCCCAGCCGTCGGTTTTGAAGTAACTAGCACCAAATAACTCAGTTGCTAATTGGGGAAACCCCCCGACTAGGTAAGTCGCCTCGTGGCTTTCGCCATTACCAATGGCCTTGTTTATGTATCCAAGTACCTGGGTACTTAACCCATTTACCGCGTCTTTTTTTAGTGGTATTAGGTTAATGTTTTTACCACGATGACGGTAGCTGTCATTGTAGAGGAGATGTAAGCCATCATCAACCTGGCTACCAGTCATCGTGGATAATTTATTAGCCAGTTGACGAATAACTAATTTATCCATTCCAATATCCACCGTCCTACGACTTTGGATTTTAGGGAGACCACTCATTACCTTGACGGTAAGTAGCACCGTGTCAGTGTGGCCTACGTCAGCTAATACCAGTGTACTGCCGTTTTCATATTCACCGCTTCTGTCGCCAGAAGCATCCAATAGCACAGATAAAGACGCCGCCAGAGTTTCCGCAAATACTTCGGTCTTGCGGTAATGGATTATCGGATACCCAGTATGAGCCGCTTGAAAGGGAGCACCGAGAGAAGCCGCAACCTCAGTAATCTTTTTAAGATTCTTATTTAAGCCGTTACCTTCCCAGTAACCACCAGCCATCATAGTGCAACCTAAAAAAGCAACGTACTCTTTACCGTTTGCATTCGGGTCTCCTAACTCTTTCAGTGCCTTGAGTATGCCAGCTTGAACCAAAGCACCTCGCGCTGGAGAGGATTGATATACCGGCGAACCAGTTGGCAAAGAGGATATATCCAATCCATTCACGGATAACTCTCGCGCAGTGATATAGGATTGACCGTTGGAATCTACTATCTCTACTAACTTCTCAAGAAGCTGTTCGTTGGTATTAAAATCCGCTTCAGATAATTTACCCATAGTCACAAGCGAAGGTATGCTTGTGTAGGTTGTGCGGAATCGCTGGTTACTCCCCATCGACATCATCACTACCTTAGTCACACCGTTCCCTGGGTCGCATCCTACGAAAAGCGTGTTAGGGTTGCGTAATCCATTCATAACACCCGGTAACAATAAGCCGTCCTTTTGTATTCCATTCTGATTGCCTGTCATCTTCTTGACCTCTTTTTGTACTGTTTCTTGACTTTTAAAAAATGATGTGTGATAATTTTTAGCAGGTTGAGAAAGTTTTTCTCAACTTGTGTAAAATAATAGCAGATAGTGAAAAATTTTGTCAACCTGTAGCAGGTTGAGAAAAATTTTCACAAATTTGCACAACGTCAATAACTAGCTGTTTATAAAGAGGTTTTTATGGTACCGGAGTCACAAAAAATTTTTTTTTCACAAGCCAACGCAGTCTTCCTAATAGGTGGATTTGTCATGTATGGTGTTATGTTAGCAGGGTATTTTGAACCACTGCTAAGGATACTGATTCTGCTATTCGGTGCGGCTGGGTATTTCGTCCCTATGTTAACCGCGCTCGCGTTCATTATTATGTTCTCGTATTCACGAAATGGAACGCGGTTCTTTACCATCGCCGTATTCGTGGGATTTGGGGTCGACATTGCTGTCATTTTGGGTGCATGGAATATCTATCAGCAAGCCGGCGCCATTTCAACAACGAGTGGGTACGGGTTCTATGGTTATTCCTATTCAATTAATACTGAGGAGGTAATTAACTCCGCAGGATACATTGGGAAGGCCACCTTGGATTATCTCATTGGCCAATCAGTTAAACTCCGTCCTAGTTGGACTGTGGCAGAGCACATGCTGGCTATCATCACTACCATGTTAGGAGTCATTGCGGTAGGCGTGGTGTTACTAAGTTACTTTGTCTATTCACCGAATGCAGGTAGTCATAACAGCCGCGGGAAGCGAGGCGGTGGTCGTAAAAAGGTCATCAATATCATCAACTAAAAGAGGAGGTATCGCATGAAAACAAGAGGAGAAAGCATGTTTGCTTTGATTGCAAGTGGTGTTGCAATTTGGTTTTTTATTTGGTTCTTTTCAAATATGAACTTCCTGCATAACGCCATCACACTTCAGGCACCGCCTGGGGACGTCGGGTCGTTGGCTATGCCGGTCTATTTCTTTATTGAGATGCTCTTTGGTAGGTATTATCTACACATATTCATTTTCCTTTTTAGCTTCGTTTTTGGGGTAGGTACGTTGCAAGCGATTTGGACGCTAGGGGAGAATATGTCTATCCTCATCAAGGCCGGGACTGTTATTATCGTCACCCAAGTTTTTGTATCTGGGTATGAGATGGTGATGATACTCAAGAGAAGACTCGATATACCAACCGACATAGATGGGAATATGCTGAACGTAGTCGGGCAAATATGGATATACCCAGTGGACTGGTTCGGGGTTAACATGACTTTAGTTGGCATGGGTTTCTTAGCTTTACTTGCTATATGTATTCTCAGTCACTACTTGTTTAACTATGATTTGTATGGGAAGAAGCTGGCGCCCGTAGTCCATAAGGTGGATAGCACCTTAAAAAAAAAACTATCCACTCGTCCGTTACTCACCAAGGTAGAGGAGGTGGGGAGCGCAGTCAGGGGATACATCCAACACCGTCAGGCAATCAAAGTGCCAGTCGCGGTGGAGGAGGCGGGGGGGGTAATCAGCAACATCAACACGCACGACCTAACCCCCAATATGCAGAACAGCCTCCCGACTGGGATGGCTTTTGATGATGTTGAAATACCAGTGTTAAAGGACATAGTAAAACCTAGTCCTAAATTAGTGATTCCGACTCCTCTAAAGCGTAAGGAGAGTCAAGAGAGTCATAAGGTGGAGGCGGCAGTGACAGTTGATAAACCACCAGCTAAACCAGAGGCTAGTACTAAACTGGCTACCGTCACCTCCACTAGCACCACGGATAAAATACGGGACGGATTGATTACACTGGGATTGGGATTTGATAACCTCCGACTCACTGATGGCCCATTTACATGGCGATTCTCAATGACGCCAGCGACGGCATCCATTGGACAGGATAAGATTTGGAAAGAGGCTGAAAAGGAGCTCGCAAGGTTAATGCAAGTTAATAAGGCGGATGTGTCCTTTGATACGTCCGGGGGGGAGTATGTCTATTCTGTAAATAAACCACCGCAATTAAGAAGCGTGGTATTATTTAAAGACTTGGTTCGTGGGCGTATTCAGGTATTGGAGGAGGGTATCAAGTTCCCCTTGTTACTTGGGATTGATACCGAAGGTAAGCCGGTTCAAAAGTGCGCGTTTGGATTACAGGACTTGTTGATTGTAGGTAAAAAGGGGAGCGGCAAAAGTAGCTTATTGCACTCTATGTTGATTTATCAGATGCTATGGTCTATCAAGTTCTCTATTCCAGTGGCTTACTATATCAGCGACGTGAATGGTGCAACCGCTATGAAGTATAGCCCGTTGCAAGGGAAGTTTGTACAGACCATAGCAAACTCTCAACTTGAGTCGGTTAAGATGTTAGAGTACCTTGATAAGGAACTCAAAGAGCGTGTCGCTTTGTTGAAAAAGTATAAGTGTCAGCATATCACCAGTGTCAACAAGCATCTAATCAAGGACGGGAAGCCTGCTAAACCAATCGTGTTTATCGTCTTAGAGGAGGTCGGAGCGTTGTTTAGTGAAAAGGCGACGCGGGAACGGTTAGGGTCTCTTATCGCTGGGATTGTCACTACCGGGCGCAAGTACGGGATGTTCTTTTATTCAGTGGGTACCTTTGCAACCAAAGGAATGTTTGGGCCTACTGGTAGTAACGCAGGGAAGGCACTCTTTGAACAGTCTGGTAAGTTATCGTTCCACCTTGATTCTCAAAAGGACGCAATGACGTTCGGTGGTAGTAACTTCCCGGCGGAGAAGCTGGTGAATGTCGGCGACGCTTTGTTGAAACAGGGGACGACTGTGCAAAGGATACATACACCAGTATTTGATACGGACTTCGCTAAGAATGATGCTATGATTGATAAGTATATTGCATTCATTGCATCTAAAGTATTGTAAAATTTCTTAACGGATAAGTTAAGAAATTTTACAATATTATTTTTGTTAGTTTTGTAACCAATTGATTTTATTACTGTTTGGCTTTGGCATTGATTTTGAATAGACTAAAGTATCAATTCACAAACAACACTAACAGGAATCAAAATGGTTACAAAACAGCAGTTGGATGCAATGGGTAAGATTTTACCAGTGCAAGAGATGGAGGTATGTGGAGTTCCAACAACCTGCATCTCGGTAAGTAGCATTACCAACGGACTCAAAATAAGTTCTGAGTCCATATTGGATAGTCTACTTCCAGACATCAATTATATAATTGATGGTGGTGCGTGGGTGACAGTGGAATCTCTTATTGAATTTATCAAGGGTCGCCAGAAATTGCTTAACAAGGCACTTATCACAGCTTACCTGCAATCCGTATTACCATTACCGGCCACCCATTAGGTATGGCCGAGTAAATTTAGGAATACCTTTGGATGTATGTCGCAGTTCTCCTTAGTAATGTGGTTTTTAGCCGCGGTTTAAAAGGCCGCGGCACTTTTTTAAAAGGGTGGATTTATGAAAAAATGGGAAAAATGGATAGATGATTTATCTACCGGCGATAAGGTGATAGTAGTTACTCAAAGGAGAGTGTTGCCTGATTTAGAAGAGGTATGCAGGATAGTAAAAACCTCAGCTAACTTTATCACGGTTGCTTACGGGGATAAACAAATAAGATTCAGCAAGGAGTCTCAACGAGAGACTGGAGTAACCGATAAATGGACATCCGGCAGGAATTTTATACAGTGGTCTCAGGAAGCGGAGGATTTAATACTCGAAAGAAAGAAGAAGGATAAAAAAATCTGGTTTATAAGGGAGTTTATGGATAGGAGATTTAATGATGACGAGTTATTAAAAATCTACTCTCTTCTTACACCAGAAGCAATGAAAATGGGTAAATAGCAATATGCCAACGAAAATTGAGTACGCAGAACATACATGGAATCCGATTACAGGTTGTAGTAATGACTTGGTATCAAGCGGTTGTGATAACTGTTATGCGAAAAGGATAGTTGAACAACGTTTGTCTAGTCATACAAACAGCCACTACAGAAAGGTCAGATTCCAACCTTGTATTCTTGAGGATGCAATCAAAAAACCTAGAGTGCCTAAATCAGGAACGGTATTTATAGGTGATATGGGAGACATGATTGGGTTGCGCGAGTTTTATAAGGAAGGGGTTATAATTACTACGGACGGGAGTATAGAGCCTCTCAGTATAGAAGTGGTTGACAGGGCAGTGAATGACGTACTTAGATTCGTCAGGTCAAGGCCGAGTCAGCAATTCCTTATACTTACGAAGCGGTCAAAGTCACTGTCTGCATACGATTTAGCTATCCAGAATTTGTGGGTCGGGGTGACTATTTGCAATCAGGACGAGGTTTGGAAACTTGATGATTTGGTTAATAGCAACGCAATCAACAAGTGGCTATCCATTGAACCAATGATTGGGGAAGTGAAATTTAATCCGAAGCAACTGAGTCAGGTAGGGTGGGTGGTATGTGGGGGCGAGAGAACTAGAAAAGCGGATGCTAGACTACTGAAATTCAAGTGGGTTGAATCGCTTTTTGATGCCTGTAAAAAAATAGAGGTACCATTCTTCTTTAAGCAAGAGGGAGCGGTCAATGATTTCCTAGAATATGGTAGAGTTATGTGGGATATAACTGCTTGTAAGCAACTACCAGTTAGCTTACAAAGTACACAAGCAGGTGTTATTCTGTATAAGAAACAACTTGGTCTCCTAGTATAGGAGAGTTTATTTTCAACTTACGTGGGTATTGTATATGCCAGAAGAACTTTTGATGCAACAAGATGATGACTCGTATGACGAGGAGGAAGAAGAGGAGGAAGAAGAGGAAGAGGAGGAAGATTACGATTACGACGAGTAATCTCATTAAGCCACCTATTCACTGAATAGGTGGCTTTTCAACTTAAACGGAACTATAGAATGACCCAAGAGAAGACGGCAGAAGAAATAGCAGGCTCAGTACATATCAGATTATCTGAACCACTCAATATTGAATTGGATGTGTATCCAAAATTATTTGGTAAACTGGCTGTGTATGCCAATAAATATGGGTGGGCGAGTATAGTTGAATTTGCTTCATACCTTTTGAAAAAGCATTTAGGGTATGAAGACGTACTCAATGGATTAGAAAAATATACTCAAGAGCATCATAATATTACGATTGAGGGGGCGGCACTGAATATACTCGCCAACGCACTTACAATTATAATGCTGAGAGAGCATATCTCTTTTAGGAAAAAAAGAAGGTGAGTAAAAAGGGCGATTTAGCTAGGCTAGGTCGTCCTTTTTTCGTTTAAAATCAATATCTTATAAAGAATTGACTTTAATCTTGGAGTGTGCGATAATTATCTTGTGCAAAAAAATACCGATACCTCTAATAGAACCTAGGAAATTCTTAAAGGTATCGGTTTAAATGAGTAGTATCAAAACCAGAATAAGGCTGGGAAGTAAAATCTTAACTGAACCAATCCTACCTTACTAGAGAATAGTATATAGCAACCCCTCCTAGTTGTCAATAGATTTTTTAGATTTTTTCTTAATATTCTCGTCTTTTTGATACTACCTTAAATCACTTTTCATTACTCAGTAGGTGGTATCATGCCAGCCAAAAAACAAAAAACAGAATCAACTCTAAAACCTAAGAAACCCAGTGAGAACGAGATGTCTATGGGTATCGCCCGCTCCCATAAAGCTACCTTCGCATACGATTCTAGTACAAGCGTTTGGAGAACTTTTAAGGAGGGCATCTGGCAACCCGTAAAAGATATTTTCGTGCGCGAAGCCGTGCGACGGGAAATTGAGAAGTCTTTCGCTGACTTCAGTTTCAATTATGTTACAGGGGTATCTAAACTCCTTATGGGTCAAGTCTGCGTTGATAAATGGGATAACGCCGTTAGTCCTAACTTAATCCCCTTCCCAAATGGTACCCTTGACCTAAATTCCCGTCAATTCACGGAGGGTCACGACCCCATGAATCGCTTCACTTGGCAACTCCCTTATAACTTTCAAGAGGGTGACGAGTGCCCTAAAATCCACAAGTGGTTAAACGAAGCAACCAAGAATGATAAGCAGGTAATTGAGTTGGTTCGTGCGTTCTTCTTAGCGGTTTTGTTGGGCCGCTATGACCTCCAACGGTACCTTGAAATTGTAGGACCAGGAGGCTCTGGCAAAAGTACCTTGCTAAACCTATTGGTTTCCATGATAGGGGAGCGTAATTGCTACACTACCATGATGTCGCAGTTGGAGGGTAATCGCTTCGAGACGGCTGCAATCCAGGGCAAGCGGCTGGTGATGATTACCGACGCTTCCAACTTCGGTGGCGACGGGTCGGTGTTCAAATCAATTACTGGCGGCGACCCTCTGCGGCACGAAAGAAAAAATCAGCAACAAGGTGACTCCTTTATCTATCACGGAATGGTTGCTATCGCTGCAAACTCACCAGTCCGTTTTTCAGATACCTCTTCTGCCATCCCACGGCGCCGAATCTCAATTACCTTTGATAATGTCACGCCGATTAAGCACCGACGTGACCTCAATGATTACTTCAAGGACGAGATACCAGGTCTCCTTAACTGGGTACTTGGGATAAGCATATCGGATATGGAGAATATCATAAAGAATACGGATACCCTCGTCAAAGCATCCTTTGATGCAAAGCGGAATACGTTAATTGAGACCAATCCGATTATCGCATGGTTGGCAGATAATATTGAACTGTCACAAGGCACCCGGACCAGAGTGGGTATGTTAGGGAACGGGGCGGACAGGTATGTAGGGGCGGATCACAATTTATACCCCAACTTTGTCAGGTGGTGCGAAAGCAACGGTAAAAAAGGGCAGGTCAACAAGAATACTTTTTCACGGCAATTGGAGGAGGCCGTGACCGTGACCCTTGGAATCGGTGGAGTGGAGTGGAAAAAGAATTTACGGGTGGGTGACACCAACGGGGCAGGATTTGTGGGATTAAAAATTGCGAACGGGACTAGGTATTCAATTGTTGATTCTGCATTTGATACAGATGGTGAGGAGTTTGATACACAGAAAGTCGCCTCTGAAATCTGCGAAGAAATGGGTAAACTGACCATGATTAAGGCTGGGGTGGATTACATTGCATCCATTCTCAAAGAAGTGAAAAAATCCCCATTTATGAGGTTCTATGCCGACCTACGGGACGAGGCTGTGAAAGGAACGAATTGGGTGGCATTATTGGAGGGGTGGATAGATGGTCAAGCGGACTGAGATTCATACCATTCAAGGGAAGTTTTTTGGAATGGTTAAGTTTGTGTGGGTCACGAAAAAATGTATAGGTCATGGTTTTATGACCTATACAGGTGAAAACCTAATAGATATGTGCCTTGTAAGCTTTGTATAGGTCGTCTAGGTCATTTTTAAGCATATATATAAGGAACTTTTTTAAAAAAAAAGATTCTGTATACGAAAGAGTTCAAAAAGTGCCATTTGCCCTTCACGACCTCTACAGAGTAGTAGCCACGCGGGTCTCCGCTGTATAGGTCTTGAAATTAGGGACCTGACACAAGCCCGGTGCCCTACACAAAAAGACAGCGACCTGACAGCCCTATCGGTTTTTAAAAAGCGGCGGTGACATAGGCACCATGCGGCTTTAGATGGCAAACAAGGTATCTGATTATGGTGCTGGGTGTGTATAGGTCGCCCATATGGCAATGGGTAAAAACGGGTGAAATCGCTTCAGATAAAGTGAGGCGTGGCGCGGGTTTTTGATTATGGAAAATTGACTGATTTATACCCATAAGAGGTCGGCGACCTGACAGACCTGACGGCCCTGACAGATTGATACAATAAAAGTATGATTAATAAAAGTACGTGTGTTGCTTTTTAGCAACATCACAAGGTTTTCGTGCGCCTATACACTTTTAAAAAATATTTTATTAAAGTGTATTGAATTTCTGTAAAGTGGACTTATATATATGGCACGGGCAATGATGGCATTATGGAATATGCCATATCAAAAATATTTTATTAAAGTGTATTGAAATATTTTTAAATGCACTTATATATATATGAGCATGGGCAATCAGTCCAAAAACAGAAAACAAACAACATGAATACTGATACTGTAAAAGTAAAAATACGTGGACAGGTATATACCGGTCGTGTAGTGGGAAAAAAACTAAAGTTCCCACTTGTATGGGTAAGAGAACTTGATAAGGATATTGAGTTTTCATGGAGCGCGATTAATCGCGCACTTAGCACAGGGAGCGTGTTAAAAGGTGACTAAATGAAGTGACACGGGGCGATAATAGTATCACAAAACATACTATAAAAAATATTTTAAAAATAAATATTGAAATATTTTAAATCGACCTTATATATAGCACGGGCAAAGAAACCCAAAACAGAAAACACTACTTTTAAATAGGTGACTTATGAGAATTAGAGTACCAACGAATAGACACATGACTGCCGTTGAAATCAAACTAGCCCATGCTATCCTTGCTAATAGCACTGAAATTGGCGCAATGGCAAAATCTCCCCGCAAGGCAATGGAATTGGTTGCCGTTGATAAAACCCAGGACACATGGACGGCTGAGTTCAGAATTGAAGAAACAGCGGGCGAAAAAGGCCGCTATCTCAACTCCAATGGTGAAGTGGAGTTGAGAAATCAATGGCGGGCTGTCAGTGTTGAGATTTACGGGGAGGGCGTGGTTGCTATGCCTTCTCAAGAGACTGCGGCCACCGAGACTGTAGAAACAGCCACGCCCGCAGTGGAAACAACCACGGCTGACAACACGGCCCCGGCGGCTGAGTTGAAAATGCCTGTAGAAATTAACCCAGGTTATCTGGCCATTTATACCATCGGTGACAATGGCAACAATGGCAACGTGTTTATCCGTTCATTGAAAA